GACCAATTAAAGATAGATGGTGTAATTGCTATGCTTCAAGCGTTAGGAACTTATTTGGAAACAGAACACTATGACAATACAATCGGAGTAGTCTAAAACTTTTCTTAATAACAAACTATTTATTTAATAAAATGAACTGGAGAAATTTATTTAAAAAGAAAGAAGTTGAACAAAGAGATTTAAACTACGTACCTTTTTCGGATGCCTTAATATTCTCTACTTTACGAAATCAGTATAGTAGTATGAATATTAGTGCAGTATTTAGAGCGGTTGAAATCATTTCTGATTCAGTCGCTACTTTACCAATTAGAGTAAAAGCAGTTAATGAAAAAGATGAAATTAAGAGCCACCCACTAAACTTAGTATTTGCAGACAAATATAACGTAATGAGTAAGTATAACTTTATTAAGTTACTTATTCAATCTGTTATACTAAAAGGAAACGGATTTGCATATATTGAAAGGGGTGAAGATGGTAGCGTATTAAGATTAAGATACTTGGAAAGTTCGGACGTTCAAATCTTTTGGGATAAGAACAAAGAGCAACTTTATTACACTTGTAACGTAATTAGCCGAAAAAGGATTGAACCTATTAATATGATTCATTTAGTAAAAAATTCGTATGATGGAATTAATGGCGTTTCAGTCTTATCTTATGCAGCACGTTCTTTGAAGTTAGCCAATAATACAGAAAATAGTGCTAATAGTTTCTTTACTAATGGTTGTAACTTATCTGGTGTGCTTACAGTTCAAGGGCAAGTTACTGACAAGCAAAGGGAGCAAATTAGACAAAGTTGGAATAGTGCATATAGTAATGGCGGAAACGGTTTGGCAATACTTCAAGGTAATATGGAATATAAACCAATCCAACTTAGTGCAGCAGATTCACAATTACTTGAAAGTAGATTGTTTAACGTTCAAGATATAGCAAGATTTTTTGGTATTAGTCCAGTTTTACTTGGTGACTTATCACATTCATCTTATGCAACGATAGAAGCAGCACAACAAGAATTTTTGCTACATACACTTAACCCTTATATTGTAATGATAGAAGAAGAGTTTACCAGAAAACTTGTTAAACCTTCTGAGAACTTAGAAATTAATTTCGATGAAACAGCATTACTAAAGACTGACAAGAAAGCGTTAGCCGATTATTACGGAAGTCTATTAGATAAGGGAGTGCTTTCTATTAATGAAGTAAGAACAGAATTGGGTTACGCTGAAATAGATGGTGGTGATAAACATACAATAGCATATAGTAAGATTGAAGATAACGATATAAATAATACAAAGAATAATGAAAAGGATATACAATAATTCAGACGTAAAATTAGATTTAAGCAGATTAAAAGATTTGCTTGAAAATGCTAATAGTTTAATAGTCCAACTCTTTACAACGAATATTAAAGTATATGCTGAATATTCTTTGGAAGATATGGATGATGATTACCAGATAATCGTAACTTACGACTTTATTAAAGATATTGGAAAAGGTGTTGTTAATTGCCGTTATAATATTGGGTATAATGATTCTGTTTATCCAGACGGTCAGCAAAACAAAATCGGACAATTCACAACTGACTTTTATTTAGATTCAGATACAATAGTTCCAGAAGATTTAGAACCAACTATATTAGATGGTGTACTTTGGGGCAATATAAAAGGTACTATAAGCAGTCAAACGGATTTAAACGAAGCATTAAATAATAAGGTTAATAAATCGACTTTAACTAATACTGTTGAAGGATTAGAAAACGAAATTGCAAGCAAAGCAGATTCCGATGAAGTGCAAAGCGGTTTCGATACAGTCAACGCAGAATTGGCAAATAAGGCAAATACAAGCGATTTGGCGGCATTAAACGAAAAAGTGGATAACTTACCAAGTTCCGATTTCGTTAACGCTCTAAACGAAAAAATTGATAGTCATACAGAAAATGGAGAAATCCATATTTCCCAAACAGAGCGTAATAGATGGAATAACAAACAAGATGCTGGTGATTATGCTTTAAATGAAGATTTGCAAGAAGTCAATACTAAAGTAACTAATGTAGATTACAAACTAACTAACGACTACTATACGAAATCCCAAACCGATTCAAAGATTAGTAACGAAGTAACAAATGTAAATGAAAATATAGAAAGACTTGAAACTAACATAAATAATAACTATATTAGTAAAGTTGAAGTTAGTAGAGACTATTTAACGAAAAACGATGCTAATGATACTTACCAACCAAAAGGAAAGTACACAACGGTTAATTATGTAAATAATAACTTTCAACGAAAAGCAGAACCAGTTATAGTAGAACAAACTGAAACAACCGTAGAAATACAACCAAATGTTCTTAATGTTTGGGGAGAAGTTGCAAGTTTAACTATAACATTTGCAGAAGTAGATGCAACTAAATATAATGAATTTATGATACAATTTGTGAGTGGAGCAACACCAACTACTTTAACATTACCTAATACAGTTAGTTGGTTAACAGATGCAGCAATAGAAGCAAATACCACTTACCAAATAAGTATTGTTAATAACTTAGGTATAATGGAGGGTTGGCAATGAGTAGATTTAGAAGAAGATTAATGGGTTTAGCAGCACTTAGACAAGCAGTAGCAGATGATTATGTTAGAGTTGAATATATTGAAAATACATCTAATGCTTATATTGATACAAAAATTATTGCTAATCAAAATACAAATTATGAGATAAAAGTACAATTTACAAAAAATACTGGTTATCCATATATCTTTGGTTCACAATATGCTACTAAAGATAGGAGATTTTCATTAATGGAAGGTTCTTATAATACCTTTTATTATATTTCAAATTTACATAAACAAGAAATCAATCTATCATTAACTGCTGAACAGCAAACCGCAAATCTTACTATAAAGAAGGATGGATTAAATATATATATTGATGATGTTAAAGCTGGTTCATTTACTAATACAACATTTACGACACCTACATCATTAACTATCTTTACTTGTCATTTTGCAAATGGTAGTATAGATACTGGACACCAATTTTACGGTAAACTCTATTATTTAAAAATCTATGATGGTGAAACTTTAGTTAGGAATTTTATTCCAGTATTAAACAAGGCTACTGATGAATATGGAATGTATGATTTAGTAGAGAAAAAGTTTTATACTTCTCCAAACGGTGCAAAGTTTGTCGGTGGTAGAGAAATAATTTATGATGCTGAGATTGAATATTTGGAAAGTAATGGAACACAATTAATAGATACATTATATGTACCAAAAGGATATAATAATACAATAGAAACCAAAATTACTCATTTAGGATATTCAAATACAAACTCGTGGTTAAATTGGTTTACTACTTATGTAAATGAGGACACAAATACATATAGAATTCTTAGAAATAAAAATTTAAATACAGAAGTTCTTGTTTATAATGGTAACAAAGCAGAAAATGGAGGCTTAAAAATTAATGTAACAGTTGGAACTGACTATGACTTAAAATTATATCCTTCTTATTTATTGGTTAATGGTACAAGATATAATTTTACTACATTAAGAGGAAATGAAAATACCAATACCCTACGTCTATTTGGTGGCAAAGGTACTAAAATTAGAATGTGGGGATTTAAACTGACAAAGGGTACAACTGTAATTTTAGATATGATTCCAGTCAGAAAAGACGGAGTTGGATATATGTACGACAAAGTAAGTGGTAAGTTATTTGGAAATGATGGAAGCGGTTCTTTTATTTTAGGACAAGATACAGTTGTATATGATAAAATATAAATATAATTATAGATATGACTTATATATTTAGGAATAAAGAAAGCGGAGAAATATTTCAAGATTTAATATTTAAGAATGATGAAATACAGATTATCAATCCGACAAATGAGATACTTAATAAGATTGGCTGGGAGATTTTGGAAGATTATCCACAAGTTGAAGAAACGGATGAATATCCACAAGATGAAGAAACGATTGAAGAAAACTATTTAGAAGTAGAATAATAGATTTAAAATAATAAGAGGATGGAACAAAGAAAATTGAATAGCGACTTTACTTTTGATAGTGAAAGTAGAACTGTTGAAGGATTAGCAGCAGTTTTCGAAAGTCCAAGTGAAGATTTAGGTTGGACTGAGATTATACACAAAGGTGCTATTACTAAAGATACCATTGATAATTCAGACGTATTTGCTAAATTTAATCACCAAGACGATAAAGTCTTAGCCAGAAGTAAAAACGGAAAAGGTTCTTTATTGTTAGAAGTTGGTGATGATGGTTTACGATATATGTTTGATGCTCCGAAAACTGCAACTGGTGACGAACTATTAGAATATCTACAGCGTGGAGATATACAAAGCAGTTCTTTTGCTTTTAGTGTTGATAGAAAAGATGCAAGTGCAGAAAGATGGTATAAGAAAGATGGAAAGATTTATAGGGATATTTATAAAATAGATAAACTCTATGATGTTTCTCCAGTCTTTCAGCCAGCATATAACGCAACTACTTGTAGTCAACGATTTGCAGAAGTAAAAGCACTTAGTGAAGAAATAGACGCTAAGATGAATCTTTTAGCAGAAGAAATTAATAACTTATAATATTTATATTATGAATAGTTTACAGATTAAGGACAAAAAGGCAGAACTTAAAAAGAGAGCCTTAGAACTAATTGATACTTGTAAAACCGAAATACGAGATTTCACAAGTGCAGAAGCAGATGAATATAATTCTATTAAAGTTCAGATTGAGGAATTGAACGATGAATTAAGAAAGATAGATGAATCATTAAACGCAGATAATAAAACTAATAAATCATTTAATAAAAATAATACTAATATGGAATTTAGACTTATTAAAGCAATTAACGATATTGCAAACAACAGAAATTTAGACGAAACTGCAAGTGCAGTAATTGAAAAAGGTGCAGAAGAAATGCGTAAGGCTGGACTTTCAAGTGAAGGTCAGATTTTACTTCCTACAGAGCAAAGAGCAGTTATTTCTGTAGCAACAGAAGGTGAAGATGTAGTAGAAACAGAACTTACTTCTATTCTTGAGCCACTTCGAGCAAAGAATGTACTCGTAAATGCTGGTGCAACTTTCTTAACTGGACTTGTTGGTGACGTTCAAGTTCCAGTAATGGCTGGTTCTAACGTAACTTGGGAAGGTGAAACCGATGCTGCAAAAGATGGTGCTGGTTCTTTCTCTAATGTTAAACTTTCTCCAAAGAGACTTACTTGTTATGTAGATGTTTCTAAACAGTTCTTAGTACAAGATTCACTTGATGCTGAAAACCTTATTAAGAGAGATATTGTAAACGCTATTAATAGTAAACTTGAATCTACTATCTTAGGTTCTGCTGCTGGTTCAGCAACTCAGCCAAAGGGTATCTTTAACGTTGCTTCTGGTGATTCTCTTAAATCTATTGCAAATTATGGTGATATTTGCAACTTGGAAGCAGATGTAGAAGATGCAAACGTTAACGGAGAATGCAAATACGTTATGAGTAATAAAGCAAAAGCCGCTCTTAGAGGAATGATAAAAGGTACTAATAATACTGGTATGGTTTACGAACATAATGCAGTAGATGGTACTGAGGCGTTCAATACTTCTAACGTTGAAGGTAAAAACATTGCTTTCGGAGATTTTAGTAACTTGGCAATCGGACAATGGGGTTCTATCGACTTAGTTGTTGACCCATTTAGCCAAGCAGTTAACGGTAAGGTAAGACTTGTTGTAAATGCTTACTTCGATGCCAAAGTGCTTAGAGATGGTGCTATTGCAGTTGGTACTGTTGCCTAATTAATAACGATATTAAAATAAGTCAGTATGTATTTAAGAATCGGACAAGTCAAACACCATCTGAATATTGATAAGTATTTCACAGATGATGATGAATATATAATGGATTTGGAAAAGGTTGCTGAACAAATTGTAGAAAAGCATATTGACTATAGTTTAAGTGAATTGGCAAAGGATAATGGGGATGAATTACCGTCCCCAATTATCCAAGCCATTTTATTAATGGTTGGCAACCTATACGCAAATAGGGAATCAGTAGCATTTGCACAATCTTATGAACTTCCAAAGTCTTATGAATACTTACTAAGTATGTATATTAATTACAATAAACAATATAAAGATGGAGGAATTTTCTAATGAGGGCTGGACTATTGACAGAAATAATCGAGATACACAAACCAAAGATTACTAAATCCGATTGGGGAGAACAATCTACAGTTTATATTAAAGACAAATTGACAAGGGCAAGGATTATTAATGATAGTGGAAATCGTTCAATCGAAAACGATGAAGTGGTATATAATTACGATAAGACCTTTGAAGTAAGAACATACGTTGACGTAGAAGAATTGGATTTAATAAAATGGAACAATAAGTTTTGGCGTATTATGGAAATCGAAATAGATAAACCAAAACAGACCAAAACAATTAAGTGTGTATTGAAAAATGATTGAAACAAATGCTAATAGGGTTTTTTCTGCATTTCAAAACCTTACACATAAAGAACTTGGTAAAGCACTAAAAAGCGGATTGAAGAAAGCATTAAAAGTAATACAGAAGGATGCAAAGAAAAATCTTGGAAGTACATTTAAAAACACTAATAAGAAAAATCCGAAATACGATGATACTTTACAGAAAGGTGTAAGGGTTACGAAAATCTATGAAAACCAAGATGGAACTATTGTAGGTAAAGTAAGAATAGACAGTACAAGAAAAACTGGTAGTGGTAGTTTTAGATTGCCAATACTTGAAAAGGGTAACTTTAGAACAAGCCCACGTTATGCGAAAACGTATGATGGCAAAGCATTAAGAAAGCCAAGAAAGACTGGTGATATTAAGATAAGGGGTTACTTTTTCAAAGATGCAGTTGATACTAACGAAACTTCATTCCAAAGTAATATGGAAAGGGAAGTAGATGCAGCAGTTAATAAAATCAATAACAAGAATCTTAAATGACAAATTCAATACTAATAGGTAAGGTTATTTATTCGAAGTTAATCAGTAACCAACTAATTGCCGATATTGTAAACGATAGAGTATTTCCAGTAATTGCAGAACAAACTACTACTTTTCCATTTATTATTTATTATAGAGTAAGTATTTCTAATAATCTTTATAATAAAGATGGAAGCGTAGAAGATACTGTAGTTTATTCTATTACTGTAGTTTCTACTAATTATAATGAATCGGCAGAATTAGCAAACGAAATAAGAAAGATATTTGATAAGAAGCAGATAACAAACGATATAATGAGGATAACGGATAGTAGGCTAATTGAAATAGATGAATCTTATGAGGATAATTCTTACGTTCAAAAACTTACTTTCAGTTGTACAGTTAACTAATAATCAATTTAAAATATACATATACAATGGCAGCAAATATTATGAAAGGTGATGACCTTATGCTTTTTGATGCAGACGGTCACAGCATTGCTTACGCAACACAGCACACACTTACCATTACAGCAGATGCAGCAGATATTTCAAGTAAAGACCACGGCTTTTGGGGTGGCTCAGAAGTAAATAAGATTTCTTGGGAAATCACATCTGAAAATCTTTATACTACAGCCGCTTATGATTCTTTGTTCACTCAGATGATAGCAAAGCAGCCAATCACAGTTTTCTTCGGTCTTAAAACAGAAACTGGTGATGGTACGGTAGTAGATGGAGATTATGAATATTGGAGTAAGAAATCAAAATCTACTTATACTGGAAAAGTATTTATTACTTCACTTGTTGCAAATGCAAATAGTGGTGAAAACGCTACTTTCTCAGTTACTCTTACTGGAACTGGAAAGATTGCTAAAGATACAGCAGAATAATTTTTTATAACTAATTAGATAAGGTAGTAGTGATAATGCTACTACCTTTTTTTAAATAACATTACTTAAACTATAATTAATATGAAGATTACAATTAAAGAAAAGGAAATCGAATTGAAGAATACTTTTAGAAGTATGATTATATACGAAAAGATTAATGGAAAATCTTTTAATCCCAAAGGCTTAACCGAAATAATTCTTTATTTCTATTGTGTCGTTATGGCTTCTGATAAAGACTTAGATTTGGAGTTTGAAGAATTTGTAGAATACTTAGATAACAATCCAAGTCTATTAACGGAGTTTTCAGTATGGCTTAATAAAATATTCAGTATTAATAACTTTATTAATGGTGAAGTAGAAAAGGATAACGAAAACCCAAAAAAAGCCTAATATTCCATAATCTATTCAAGTTATTAGTAATTCAATATAAACTGGTATCTGTTGAATACTTTATGGATGAAATGAAGGATTACGAAGTATATTTATTAATAGATAATATAGAACTTAGTGAAAGAAACAATTGGGAAAGAAGTAGGTTTGAAAGTTATGTATTATGCCAAATTAATTCGAAGAAAAAACTAAGTCCAACGGATATAGTTAAGTTTAGTTGGGATAATGAGAAACAAGAATTATCTACTGAGATTTCACAAGAAGATATAGACAGACTTCAAAAGAAGTCAGAGGAAATTATAAAACGAAATAAATTAAATAACGATGCCAAGTAATTATAGTTTTAGGGGCACAGCAAATATGTCCCAACACGATAAAGCATTAGAAAAATCTGCTTCCGAAGTCTATAAGTACGAAAAGAAAGTACAAGAAGCCAACAAGCAATTGGAACAGTTCAATAAGGGCGTAAATAATACTGCTAATTCCATTAACGGAATGATGGGTAATTTACGAACTGGAAACTTCAATGGTTTCTTAGACAATATAAAAGGAATGAAAAGTGGTTTTGACGAATCTACTGCATCTGCAAATAAGTTAGGTTTGTCAATAGGTTCTTTCGCAAAGGGTGCTGGAATTGCAGCAGTCGGACTTATGGCCGTAGATGCAGCACAAAAGATTGGTGAACTGACAAGCGAAGGAATCAGATTAGCACAAGAAGCAGAAGGAATAAAACACAGATTCCAAGAAATTGGAGGTACGAATATTTACTTAGAATCATTGCGAACACATACGCACGGACTTGTTAATGACTTAGAACTGATGAAAGCAACAGTTAAGGCAAATGATTTTAATATACCAATGAAGGATTTAGGAAAGTATTTGGAGTTTGCACAATTGAAATCACAACAGACTGGCGAAAGTGTGGATTACTTAGTTAATTCTATTGTAACTGGTTTAGGTAGGCAGTCCGTACAAATATTAGATAACTTAGGAATCAGCGCAGCAGAACTTAAAAATAAGATGGCAGAAGGAAAGACTATGACCGAAGCAGTAGCCGAAGTTATAGACAGCCAATTAAGTTCTGCTGGTGAACACTTCGAAACGACTGCTGAGAAATCAAGAAGAAAGTTAGTTGAACTTCAAAACGAACAAATGAAAGTCGGTGAAGCACTCGCACCATTACAAACCGACTGGGATAACTTTTGGACTTCATTACAGATTGGAGCAATGAAAGTTATTGCATACTTAGGTGCAATGGTTAGTGAAGCGCAACGAATTAAAAACATACAAGAGGGTTTACAATCAAGTGGCACTGGTTCTGGTGCTCAGTTGGAAGCATTAAAGCGTAGAGGTAGCAAAGAAGAGCAACAAAGTTACGTTACATATAGAACGGACAAATATAATAAAGCCATTAATAAGAAGTCTGGACGTATTGCAGAAATAGAAAGAGATAAAAATAGCGGTAGGGGTTATAACTTTAAGGAACTGCAAAAACTAAAAGAAGAAAGAGAAGCATTAAGAAACGAAAGAGATACTTTCTTGAAAGGTGCTAACGCTTATATGAATAGAAGTGTTACACCAACTATTACAACACCTACAAAGATTTCATCTAAAAGTGGTGGTAGAAGTAATACTGTTAAACAATCTCCATTAGATAAAGTTAAATCAAACGGACAAAGCAAATTCGAAGATTCATTAAGAAAAACAGATGTAGGTGAAATTGTAGTTCCAGTTAAATATGAACCAAC